TATTGAACAATTATATGTAAAAGTATGATTGCTATAATAACTACTAATTACTTTTGATACAACGTCGTCAAATAAATTATAATTAATTTCGTGTATAGGCTTCGATCTTTTTCCTGGCCATTGATTGTTAGTATCTTTTTCGTATGATAAAGTTTTAGAGTAGTCAACAATATGATTAGGATCTTTAAAAAAATCATCTATTATTAAAGTGTTAAAGTAATTGTTGTTTGAAGAAGTGTACATTATAATTCTTTGGGATCAAACCCATACAAGGAGGCAATATGTCTGATGATAGTTTTAAAACGTTTGTTGTCATGGCTATCGTATTCTTCTTCACCTTGTTCATACACGGCTAGGTGAGCCATCTCATGTAAGAGTGTCTTACAGATTGTGTCGAAGTGGCCATTCTTAGCACTACTTATATAGATCGTATCTTCATCGGGTGCAAACTCACCCATAATATCTTTGCGTCTTGTAACTTTGAATTTAATCTGACAGGCATGAGGCATATTTAATTTATCAAATGGGGGTAACTTAACGAAGGTCTTATATAAGAGTTTAAGGTTTTCGTTGGTAAGTAGTGTCATGAACTAGCCCTACCTAAAGACCATAGGTTGACTGGACCAAACTCTGTATCTTTCCATTCTATCATTACACCATTATACTCTTTTTAAATTAATATGTTACAATTCAATTCATTAGCTGCAATTTCTAGGTGTAAACAGCGACACATGAGTAAACTAAAAATACCAAAACTATCTCCGTCTGAGGAAAACGACTTAAGAGAACAGGCTATTGTTCGCCCAACAATCGAGTCGGACGTTCCTATTCCTAAAACTAAAAAAGAAGCTGTGCCTGATATGTCTTCTGAAAAAGAAATTGAAGTGCGCGCTAATACAATTAAAACAGTTGCTGATTTAAACGGCGATGATATTACTCCAAGTCAAGAACATCAAAAAGAAGCACAGCAACTTGCTCGAGATGTGATGACAAATAAAAAATTAAAACCTGAATTTGGAAACTATCCAAATGAAACGATGGCATTCCTTGCTGGTTTAGTTGGACAAACTAATTGTATGATTGTGGAAGAGCTAGCTGACTTAAAACTTTTTGTTGTCAATAATGCAGTTAGACTGCACGAAGTGTCGGACAGTACGCGAGATAAATTAACAGCGCTTCGACTTATAGGAGAAATTGATGGCGTAGACGCATTCAAAAAGAAAACAGAGATTACTCACGTCACTAAGTCAGGACAAGAACTAGAAGATGAATTGAAGAAGACGATCGAAGAACTAAAAGGTAAAGTAGTTGAAGGCGAAGTAATCGAGAACGACGATGATTAGTCCACAAGATTTAACACTACTTGAAAAAGCACTGCCAACCATGTCTGAAAAAGAGAGACAAAAAAATTTAAAGCTATTAACAGATTATAAAAAAGAAATAACTAAAGATAGAGGATCAAAAAAGTTTTTAGATTTTATTAAACACGTTTATCCAAACTATATCATAGGAGAACATCATAGAAGACTGGCTCAACTTTTCGAAGATATTGCAAACGGCAAAAAGAAAAGGATTATCGTTAATATTGCTCCTCGTCACGGTAAGTCGGAACTTATCTCTTACCTTGCTCCGGCTTGGTTTTTGGGTAAGCACCCCGCTAAGAAAGTTATTATGGCTTCTCATACGGCAGACCTCGCAGTTAATTTTGGTAGGCGCGTGCGAAACTTGGTGGGCAGCGACTCGTATAAAGATGTATTTCCGAACATTGAGCTTCAAGCAGATTCTAAGTCGGCTTCGAGATGGGGTACTAATTTTAATGGTGAGTATTTTGCCATTGGTGTGGGCGGCGCTCTTGCTGGACGAGGCGCAGACTTATTTATCATCGATGACCCTCACTCAGAACAAGATGCAAAACTTGGAAAACCTGATGTATTCCTCCCTGCGTGGGAATGGTTTCAGTCAGGTCCCTTACAACGGCTTATGCCCGGAGGCGCAATTATTGTCGTTATGACGCGGTGGTCTAAGTTAGACTTGACTGGTCAGATTGTAAACCAGATGGTAAAGAACGACGATGTAGATGACTGGGAAGTAGTAGAGTTTCCAGCAATATTAGAAAACAAACAAGGAGAGGAAATACCTCTTTGGCCAGAGTTCTGGTCATTAGAAGAACTAAAAGCTAGACGAGCAGCGTTAGACATTAGATATTGGAATGCGCAGTATATGCAAAACCCAGTATCAGAAGAGGGCGCATTAATTAAGAGAGAATGGTGGAATATATGGGAAGAAGAGAATCCACCACCCTGCGAATTTATAATTATGTCGCTGGATGCAGCTCAAGAGGCTAATACGCGGTCAGATTACAACGCATTATTGACGTGGGGCGTTTTTCTTAACGAAGAAACAGATAATTATAATATAATACTCCTGAACGCAATAAAAAAGCGTTTAGAATTTCCAGAATTAAAGGAACTTTGCTTAGAAGAGTACCGAGATTGGGAACCTGACGCGTTTATTGTGGAGAAAAAGTCTAACGGGGCCGCTTTATATCAAGAATTCAGGCGTATGGGCATTCCAGTAGGGGAGTTTACCCCCGGAAAAGGGCAAGATAAGATTAGTCGAGTCAATGCTGTCTCAGATTTATTTAGTTCTGGCATAGTTTGGGCTCCAGAACACAGATGGGCAAACGAAGTTATAGAAGAATGTAATGATTTCCCGTCAGGTGCAAACGATGACTTAGTTGACGCGACCACATTAGCGTTGATGCGGTTTAGGCAAGGTGGATTTATTAGGTTACCTAGTGATGAAGAAGATGAGATCCCTGGGTTTCGAGGACAAGGAAGAAAAAGGCTTTATGCTTTATAAAATATTAAACAGATTATGGAAGATTATATGGTGGTTAAAAACACTTACACTTATTATATTATATCTTTTTATAATACAAATTAAAAAATTATTAGGAACTTACAATGGCAGCAAATGATATAGATAAAGGATTAGCTCAAGCACCACAAGGTTTATCTGAGATGATGGATAAAGTAGCTAATCAAGAACCAGATATTGAAATTGAAATTGAAGACCCGGAATCAGTAAGCATCAAAGCTGGTGGAATGGAAATTGAAATAGATCCTGACGCAATGGCAGATGATGAATTTAATGCCAACCTTGCAGAAGAGATAGATGACGACACACTTGCTAAATTAGCAGATGAATTATTAGAAGATTATGAAGGTGACTTATCAGCACGACGTGACTGGTTAGACACTTATGTAGATGGATTAGAATTACTCGGGTTAAAACTCGAAGACCGATCAGAGCCGTGGGAAGGTGCATGTAATGTTTATCACCCTCTCATGACCGAGACTTTAGTGAAGTTCCAAGCTGAAACCATGACGGAGACCTTCCCTGCGGCAGGCCCCGTAAAAACACAAACTATAGGAAAGTTAACTAAAGAGAAAGAAGAAGCGGCAGATCGCGTCAAAGAGGATATGAACTATCAATTGACAGAGAAAATGCCTGAGTACAGACCTGAACATGAAAGAATGTTGTGGGGTTTGGGGCTCGCAGGTAATGCTTTTAAAAAGGTTTACTATGATCCTAGCTTAGAGCGTCAAGTCGCTATCTTCGTTCCAGCTGAAGACATCGTAGTTCCATACGGTGCTTCAGATTTGGAATCAGCAGAACGAGTCACACACGTTATGCGTAAGACTGGCAATGAATTACGTAAATTACAAGTTGCAGGATTCTATCGAGATATTGATTTAGGAGAACCGTCCCACAATCTAGAAGAAGTTGAGAAGAAGATTGCTGAGAAAATGGGTTTTAATGCAACAACAGACAGCCGCTTCAAAGTTTTAGAAATGCATGTTGACCTCGACCTTGAAGGCTATGAAGATGAGCAAGATGGCGAAAAAACAGGCATTGCTCTACCATACGTTGTTACTATTGAACGGTCCACTCAAGAGATATTAGCCATCCGCCGTAACTATCGTCCTGATGATGACACTAAACAAAAACGCCAGCACTTTGTGCATTATGGCTATGTGCCAGGATTTGGGTTTTATTGTTTTGGCTTGATTCATTTAATAGGCGCATTTGCAAAATCAGGCACAATGATATTAAGACAATTGGTAGACGCGGGTACATTATCTAATCTTCCAGGAGGTTTTAAATCCAGAGGGTTACGCATTAAAGGTGATGATACACCAATTGCGCCTGCAGAGTTTCGTGATGTAGATGTTCCTTCAGGTACAATTCGCGACAACATTATGGCTCTACCTTATAAAGAGCCAAGCCAAGTTTTAAATCAGCTCATGAATCAGATTATCGATGAAGGAAGGAGATTTGCTTCTGCAGCTGATTTAAAAGTTTCTGATATGTCTGCTAACGCACCAGTTGGCACAACTCTAGCTATCTTAGAGAGAACCCTAAAAGTCATGAGTGCAGTACAAAGCCGTATTCATTACGCAATGAAGCAAGAGTTTAAACTCTTAAAAGGCATTATCAGAGATTATACTGACGATGAATATTCATACGATCCAGACAAAGCTGAAAGAGAAATCAAACGCTCTGATTATGATATGGTTGAAGTTATACCTGTCTCTGATCCTAACGCGGCAACGATGTCACAGAAAGTGGTTCAGTATCAGGCAGTTATGCAATTAGCTCAAGCTAGCCCAGAAATATATGATATGGTCGAGTTAAATCGTCAGATGTTAGATGTTTTAGGTGTTAAAAATGCAGAGAAACTAATACCTAATAAAGAAGACATGAAACCGACAGATCCTATTTCGGAAAACATGAACATACTTAACAGTAAACCTGTTAAAGCATTCATCTATCAAGATCATGAAGCGCACCTTCAAGCTCATATGGCGTTTAGGGATGATCCAAAAATTAGACAATTAGTAGGTCAAAATCCTCAAGCAGGAACTATGTTGGCTGCGATGGAAGCACACATTGCAGAACACTTAGCATTTGCTTATAGACAAAAAATTGAAGAACAGCTTGGTGTACCTCTACCAAAACCAAATGAAGTTCTTCCTGAAGAGGCTGAATTAGAAGTATCCAGACTGACTGCTCGAGCAGCGCAACAAGTATTAGGTAAGAACCAACAAGAAGCTGCACAACAAGAAGCTGCAGAACAAGCACAGGATCCATTAACACAAATACAACAACGTGAATTAGCAATCAAAGAACAAGAAGCTCAAGCAAAAGCTCAGAAGATGCAGGCAGATACTGCATTAGATCAAGCTAAACTTGAGTTAGAAAAAATGAGAATTGATTCACAAGAAAGAATTGCGGGGGCGAAACTCGGCGCCGATGCGGTAATGGAAGAGAAACAACTTAAATCTAAAGAGTTCATTGAGGGCGCTAAGATGGGGGTTGACGTCATCCAAGAAAACAAAAAAATCGAGGCAAATAAAAGAAAGGAATAGTAAATGGATCAAACGTTAAAACTCCTCGCTGAAAAGCTTGGTGAGGAAAGGCAACGCATTAGTGATGATCTAGTTATGGGAAGAGCTGAAGAACATGCGCAATATATGCATGGTTGTGGCATTATCCGTGGCTTTGACATTGCACAAGGATTAATCGCTGACATAGCGAAATTACAGGAGAACGATGATGACTGAAATCATAACTCCTGACAACAAAGTTGTTGACCTATCAGGACAAGAACTTAAAAACAAAGAAGAATCAAAAGAACAAAAAACAACTCAATTACCAGAAGTCAAAGGCTATCGCATTTTATGTGCTGTGCCTAATGTAGATGAAAAGTATGAGAGTGGACTAATCAAAGCAGATAAAACAAAAAACATTGAAGAACATTCAACTGTTGTTTTATTTGTTATGAAACTAGGAGACATGGCTTATCAAGATAAAGACAGATTTCCTACAGGACCTTGGTGCCAAGAAGGAGACTTCGTAATCACCAGAGCATATTCCGGTACTCGCATTAAGATTCATGGTAAAGAGTTCCGCATTATTAACGACGATACAGTTGAAGCAGTGGTCGATGACCCACGTGGATACGAACGCGCATAAGGAGAAGAAGTATGGCGAAAATTATCAACGAAATACCACCAGAACTTGAGGATGATGAAACTACAGAAGTAGAATTAGAATCCAAAGAGGACAAAGAAGATTACGAAGAAGCTGTAGAAGCAAAAGAAGAGGAAAAATCTAAAAAAGAGGCTGCTCCTGTTCAAGAAGAGCTTTTTG